TATGATCAAGGAAATGCAATTAGAGGCTGCAGAGGCAAAGAAAAGACTTGCACCACCTCAAAGAAAATTTACAGACATCTTTTTAGATGATAATGATGTAAATGAAAAGGCAATCATAGGATTTATATCATTTGGTTTAATGACCATATTTGGTTTATGCGATTTAATTACTGCATTTTATGGCCAAGACTTGGTTATATCTGATACAATTTATACATCATTTGTTGTTGTAACACTTGGTGCATTTGGTATATCAGAAGCTGGAAGAGCATTCGGCGGTAAATAGGAATAAACAATGGCAGAGGATAAAAAACCTTTAAAAAAACCTTTAATAAACGAAAAATCTTCAGAGATGGATTCTTTGATTAAATCGTTAAAGGCTTCAACTGAATCAAATAAAGCTGAATCAGAAACAGTTGATATGCAAATGTTCTTAGATCAATTTAAGGATAGCATGAAGGTTGGTGACACTAACATTAAAGCTTTAAAAGTCGAATTTGAAAAGGCAAATGAAATCCTTAATAATCAATCCTCTGAGGCAACTGAAAAAGAAGAAGCACAAAAAACAATAGACGCTATAAAAGAAAGTGTCGAATCTGAAGAAGAAAAAAGAGAAAAACAAAAAGCTCAAGACGAAGCTAATAGCATTTTAAATAAAATGGCCGGCAAGCTTGACAGTGTGGCTAAAGGTTTAGACGGATTTGTGTCTAATGCTATTGGTGCCGGTGGTCTTTTGGCTGCAGCTATGTTGTTTATTGATCCTGAAAAATTCTTTAATATTTTAAGTGGATTGTTTGATGCTGCTATTAAGATTATTGGTAAAATTTCGGCATTCTTTAAAGATAAAATTCTCCCTAAATTAGGACAAGTCGAGGGTGAGGTTGATTATACATCTGTATTAATAGGTAGTTTGGCTTTATTCTTTTCAGGAACAATAATAAGAGCTCTTAGTAGTACAGTAAAAGTAATGAAAACACTTGTAACAGCCGTTAAAACATTTGCTACATTTATAAAGACCTCGTTTGTTGGTAATATGATATCTAATTTGGCTACTACTACAAAGAATTTTATGTCAGCAGGAATAACAAAGGTTAAAAATGCAGCCATAGCATTTAAAGCCAAAATGTTAACTGAATTTATACCAAATATGTTAGCTAATTTAAAATCAATGATGGTTTCACTTGGTGGTAAAGTAATGACATTAATGAATAATCTGGTAAAAGCAGCGAAAGGCTTTAGAATCATGATGTTAACAACATTTATTCCTGGTATGATTGCAGCATTTACTGGAATAGCTGCTACTTTGGCTACTGTTCTTGCTCCTCTAGCTCCAATATTATTACCTATCCTTGCAATAGCAGCTACATTTGGACTTTTACTTGCTGGTTTAAATAAGATAAAAGAATCACTTGGATTTACTTCAATATTTGATGTTATTGAATATGGTTTGGCACATGTTAAGGATGGCCTTGCTCGATTTGGTAACTTTTTTATAAAGATTGCAAAGAAAATAGCTGACCTTGCTAGTGGTGTACTAGAAATGTTTGGATTTGAAGTCCCAAACTTTATCACTGATTTATCTAATGCTCAAATGCTATCAACTGATAATGCAGATAGAAAAAGAGTAGAACTTGACCAAAAGGCAGAAACGGCAAGACTAGAAAAACAAAAAGAAGAACAACTGGAAAATCCTTTACCAGAAACTTCACTAATACCACAAGAAATTATGCCTATGCAGCCTAATTTACAATCTGATGTCTTAGCTACTTCGCAAGAAAATGCTCAAGGACAATCAGCAATAACTACTCAAACAGTAGTCAATTCAGTAACTCAACAAAATAGTTCTTCAAGTAGTTCAAGTTCAAGTACTGTGGTTAATCCTACAGGAAACTCTATGGCGGCAATGGAATTGGCTGGTGCTACTGGAGGAAGAAGATAAAAAAAGGGACCCTTTCGAGTCCCTTTCCAAATTAATTAAAATTAACTTTCTTTTGCTAGTTTAGCAAAATAACTGAGTGTATCATCATCTGATGACTCTTCAGCAGGTGGAAAAGAAGTATCAGCTTCTGTCATAGTTGGAGCCTCTGCCACTGGTGCAGTAGCCTCAAATGGATCAGCCTCTGCAAAACCTGCATCGACACCTAATACTCTATTGAGTTTGGCTTTTAATTCATCATATGACTTATAATTTTTAGGATCTAAGAAGTCCTGTAAATTATGAAGTTGGTTATATACTTCCTCTAGTCTTTGCTCATCGCCATCGAAAAGTGCACTTGATGAAGCAAATTCTGATTTATCATAGTTTACCCATCCTTCCACTTTTCTGATTTTGATTTTAAAATCAGCACCTTCCCAGAAGTCATAAGGATTGATAGGTGTTTCATCTTCAAAAGCAGGTTGCATTGCTTCCATAATTTTGTCAAAGATTTTCTTACCAAACTTATACAGTTTGACCTTTCCTTCGTTTTCAGGGTTAGCTGGATCAGAAACAATTAGAACATTAGACACATAGTGTAATCTTCTTTTTCGTTCCCTTGCAATAGCTTTATCCTCGTCTCTACCTGAGTTCCAAAGTACAGAGTTATGCTCCGATACTGGATCCTGCTGTCCAATAGATGTTAAAGAGTTTTCGATATACCATAACCCATTAGGTCCTTTGAACCCATGATCCCAATACCTAACCCAAGGAAGATCTTCACCCTCGTTGGCTGGTAGGAATCGAATTACGGCATAACCATTTCCTGCTTTATCTCTGGTAGGTTTCCAAAGTCGATCATCTTCATAGGATGATGCGGCTGGTTTCGTTGATACTGCTTCTGCAGCTTGTACGAGTTTGTCGATTGACGAGCCTCGTGAGCTCTTTAGATTTGCAAATGACATTATATTTCTCCTGTATTGCGTTGTATTAAGTCTTGCGACTTTTCTGTATTATCCACTTTATGCATGATGTATATTATACCACATTATATGGTATTTGTAAACCCATTAATGATAATAAGTTTGCACTTAGTACTATTAAAGTTTACGAAGGGTGTATACTTTTCGATCTTTCTTTTAATATCTGGCCATATTAAGGTATCAGATATCTTCTTTGATTCACGAGGTATAAACCCAATTAAGGAATTCAGAATGACCACAGTTTCAAGTGTGATTTCCTCTTGCATCCATAACTGAATAATCAATGGATGTTGACCATCTTGCGATTGAAACAAGTCATCAAATTCCATCTTTTGTTCAGATAGTTTATTTATATCATTTTGAAACACACGCGTGAGCGATTCCAGTGTTTTTTTATGTTCGATATAATTCTTTTCGCCCACTTCGTTGACCATTTCTCCTACATAGGAGATACCGTGTTTGAAGTTAGCAATATAGTATCCTTTTAAATCCTTCTCATATTGTTTTGCAATCTTTGCAAAGAAGTATTTGTCTCTGCGTTTAAAGAATGATTGCGATGAAACATTTGATTTGAAATTATATTTTACTGCATCGTAATCAGTTTCAAAGTGAAGCTTTAATGCATTATATAGTTTATAGGACTCAAAAGGATCTATCATAGAGGCAGTTTATTCTTTTTATTACCTCTGATTAAATTCAAACTAGAGGCTTCTTCCTCTATTTTGGCTTTCAGAGATGGTGTTAATAATCTTTTTAGATTAGAATAATCCATACCTCTTTCCTCTATGATTGCCACGGCAGCATCTATATATGACACACCAGGTCTAGATGCTACTAGCTTTTCGACCGCAAGAGAGAACCTCTTTTTGGTCATGATTTTACCTTCTATTTCAACCGACAAAGTCATTAAAATACCCTCATTAATATACATTCAGCATTAATGCGTCCTGTTGGTTTTGTTATCTTAGTTGTAATTGTTTCCCAAATCTTTTCAATTTGCTTTTCAGTTTTATTTAGAATTTGTGGTAATATATCGTCAGGTTTCCTAAGTGTCGCGCATTTACTTACATTATCAAAGTTTTTAATTGATGTACCAGAGATCTCGAAGCCTGTTGCAGATGATGTTTCATACTGAATGAGTTTCTTTGTTTTCTTATTATAAACAAATAATTTATGTTTACCT